CCCGGAGTCTTCTGGGATGGCGACAACGGTCAATTCGTGACCGGTCCAGCCGAGGAGGACGAGGACTTCGATGAGGTCACGTTCGAGGGCAAGAAGTATGCAATTGGTGAGAAGACCAATCGTGTCTACGAGGCTCGAGATGACAAGGATATCTTTGTCGGATTCAAGGGTATCGGTAAGTTTAAGTCTCTAACTGTGTAAACATGCAGAGAATCAACAAACTATAAAAATCAAATACAAAAAGGTTTTTCATTTAATCCCAAACTTGAATCTTGCAGTTTGGGAAGCATGTATCCATAAATGCCCAAATACCTGGGCATACAAATAAATCGAACGGAACATAGAGTTCTTTCAGCTCTGGAACGACCTGAACGGATTCTACATGCGAATACTCTTTCCAAATGGTATCAAAACAAATATCTTTTTCATTTTTAAGACCGGCCTTTTTATAGATAGAAATGTCATTGGATGATTTTGGTAGAACAATTAGCTTCTCCACAATATTTTTGCGATAATAGGCCATATCACACAACTGTCTCCATACAGTTTTCCATTTCTCGATCGTAATTGGATCGATTTCATTGCTAAAATATGTATTGTTTGTTCGAAACTCGATCTCCATTAAATATAGTATAGCTGTAAATATTTAAATCAGATCACTTGAGCTGAACAAGCGTATCCAGAAGACAATTTGAGGAAGTAGCCAGAATGAGAAGAATGGAATAAAAAATGCAAGTCCCCCAAAAAGCAGTGGTGATATAAAATGATTTCCAAATTCGATTGATGCAAATACAGACATTGCATGAAGGTAGACTCCAAAGAAGTAGGCAATATTTTTGAATATAATTCCAATGACAGATGATACATGTTGTGATGGTGTTTTGTTATCTGTGGCTGTAGTTGCTGGTGCAGAAACTTTAAACTTCTTTCCATCTAGAATACTTTCAGACGAGGATGCTCCGTTGATAGTATACTGAACCTGCAATGTTTTCTGCTTTGCAGGATTTGGATCGGGAATTCCTACTGCTTTGGGTGAAACTGTAATATTGATAGTTCCATTTAAAATTTGACTTTGAAGAGAATCTGTTACATCTGTAAAATTACCAGCATATCCATAGTCTGCTTTTACAATCTTCAAGCCATCTGCTACCATTGCAGGTGGTGCATTGATATTTACAGACCCGCCATCTTTCTCAGCAACCGTGTTTGTGGAACCACCATTGATTGTGTAAGTTACTGTGAGTGTTTTTACTTGTCCAGGAGCAGGATCTTGCACATGTAGTGCATCAGGACTTACTACTAGATTCAATTTACCATCTTGAATATGAGATGTGACGGCACGAGAAACATCAACAGTTTGAGAACCAAGTCCATATAATGCCTTGGAAATAGTAATTCCGGTGGTCATTCTTATTATGATGAGAACACGACATTTGCGACGCCACCCAGAACTCGGAGAAAGTTGTAGGATTCCACATAGACTCGAGTCGTAAATGTGTAAGAATATGTTTGAGCAGATCCTTTGCGAATGACGGTTACTAAGTCATTTGGAGAATATAGTAACTGACCATTGGATCCAACTGCATTGGGGTTTACCACTGTGGGATTGGGGCTATTTGCAGTTGAACGTAGAATACATACTTGTGTAGGGCCTACAATACCAGATGATGAGAATGGTGGTTGAACATATGTATTTCGTAGGATTGTTTTATTAAACTGAGATCCATTAATCTGTCCTGAAGGCTGCGTGGTGTGATGATCAAGTGCAAACGAGTATACATATAGTCCTGCCAAAGCAGATGAGTTTCCGGTTTGATGACGATATGGTTGAATTTGGGAAAAGAAAGGGGTCTGTTTGACTCCAAAACGATCCTTTCCATCCAGAATAATGTTTGATTCCAGAAGAATATCACGATTGGATACGTTTGTAGACTGTGCATTTCCGGATGAATACCATGGGGTCATTGCAGGCAATGTAGTGCTATCCAATGGAGGCTTTGTAGAATCAATCCAGTTTGTATAGTTATCATAATCATTCGATAGATCATTTCGCTGAGATACCCACACAACCCGTGTTCCTAAATTTCGCATTGTTAATTCTGTATCATTACTAGCTCCATATTGACCTTCTTTTGTTACAGAGTCAACCTGCTGTATAATGAATGAGTGGTCTGTCTTTGCAATGTGGGCAAGTTCTGTGTCTGTTACAAAAATATAGTTGCATTCCATGAATGGATTGAGCTTCCAAAGAGCCAATCCTTGATTTGTTGGAATGGTAGGATCTGCAAATGTAGGTGGAGATAGGAAGTGAGGTATTTGAAAGAGTGTTGATGAAGAGTCTGGAGCAATACGATTGCCATATGTTGGCGATGATGGGTTTACGTCACGAACTGTGAACAACTGATACATATTCTTCAGTTCTACTACAAACTCACACTCAGACTGTTGAAGGGCAATTAGAGGCAACGCAGAACCGATATTCTCACAGAACCAAAAATGAAGTGGAATTGTCAATGTTCGTCCCTGAATGCTTGGGGCTGCTAAAGAGGATGCTGTTGAAATGGCATGAGGATATTGGTTCATACGATCATATGCATTCGCAGGATCATACATCTCTGGAACATTTCCAACCATAGTATCCAAAATAGCCCGTTTGTTTGCATCAAACTTCAAATAGGAATATAACTTCATCCATTCGCCTGTATGACGCACAATTTCTTGCCCGTTGATCAAAATAGCTACATAATTAATCATGTTATACCCAATATTCTTGATCCATTCGAACTCATATCCAATTGCAGAAGAAGTGCCATTTACAGAGGATGGAGGATTTGCAACCGGAACTACTGGTGAGAATATATCTGGTAATTGAACATTTAAGTAACAATCATGTAGTAATTGGGCATATCGTTCAATTTTTGCTCGTAGTGTAAGTGTTCCAGATTGTGGAAGGTTTATATTTGTTGTTTTGAAATACAATCGGAAGTGTTCCATCGCAAAATCTGTATGGCGCTTGTATACTGATCGAAAATGGGTAAAGGAAGGATTCCCATTCACAAGTTGGTCCTGTGCTCCCTTGCCGACAAGTTGCATTAATCCACCTGTCATCTCTGTTTATATTGTCTCGTTTAAAGATTCAGTGTTTCTTCCATACAAATACTAAATGGATCTAACATATGTGTCAATAGTCGTTCTTGCATCTATGATTTTTGTTCTGTCTGGCATGGTTGGATATCTATATTGGCAGCAGACCCGTCTACTCCAGCAGATTCAGTCTCTGGCGCTTGTTGTCGCTACACGTCTACAGCAGGATGTGGAACCTGAATCTAGTGAGGAAGAAGAGGACGCCCCAGCAGATACTCTTGACTCCAGCGAAGAAGATGATCGTGTAGAGGTTGTAGAAGGTCCTCCTGAAGTTCAAACGGTGAGTCTTCCTGAAGTAGAAACTACACCTGTTCTGAAGACAGAGCCAGACGTTGTCGCACAACCGGAGCCAGATGTCGACGATATGCAGACGAAGACAGTTGTTCAGCTTCGTGAACTTCTTACAAAGAAAGGGATTCCATTCGGAAAGCGCGACTCCAAGTCTGTTCTTCTTCAGCTACTCAAGGCGACTGCGTAAAAACGAATTCTTATAGGTTCCACGGAGTCTACACAAAGCAGAATGTTCAACAATAAATTCTATATCTTATGTGAGTTTGAAGATGGAAAGCCTCTAAATAATTTGATTTTCAATAGTCTCTTCACATTGAAGACATATATTGAAAAATATAACCGTAAGGCATATGGGGAAGAATGGGAATTTAATGCAGCTGGGAAAGCAGAGCTGACAGGGAACGCATTCTATCTGCTAAAAGATGACACTGATTTTACGCTTATACACATAAAGCTTTAGAAGTAATAATGAAGCTAGTTTCATTTGATGTAGGATTGCGCAATCTTGCTTTTTGCGTGATGGAAGGAACAACTCGCTCCAATGTAAAAATTTTGCACTGGGACTTGATTGATGTGATGGCGGAGAGTGCAGGACACGATGGGGCAAAATGCTTCAAGTGTAAAAAGCCTGCAAACTATGGAAAGCAGGATGGAACATTGTATGCATGCAAGACACATTGTCCGAAAGGATCCAAAGCAGTTACCAAAACATC